TAGTTGACCATGAGCCTGTTCCGGTGCTGTAAGATTTCATTACAATGTTTGCACCTTGGCCACCTGATGTTGATTTTAACCAAACATCTTTATAGCTACCAGATGCGGCTACAGTTGGTGCTGTACCTGTACCTGGCTGAATGTAAACATTGGCACTTGTTGCTGTTCCCCATGATGGTGATCCAACAACTTCCCATGTACCTGAGACTTTTTGATAAAGTCTAGCTGGTGAAGTTGAAGCCACTAGTGCATAATCTAAATCTTGACCGTAAGTTGTAGCTGGGTCACCGTTACTAGCAACATTTCCACCCGCTGTGCCTGGTGTGTCAAGTAACACTGTTGGTGTTAATTTTTCCCAGTCACCTGATGTTGTATTTGCTGTAAACAGACCCCAGTCTGTATTAACTGTGTCTAACCAATATGTTCCATTTGCTGGAGCAAGTTTTGGTGCTGTTGATGAACCTTCTAACTGATCTAAATCAACGTCTGCTCTGATAACATACGCTCTGTTAGAGATTCCTAAATATGAATAAGTTGATAGCAAACCATATTCATTTCTTTCATCACCATGTAGCATTGTGCCTTGTAATGATTTAAATGATGGTTCGCCAAAAGTTGTAACCAGTTCTCGTTGCGAGGTAACCAAAAATGGTTTCCCTACATTAGCTGAAGTTGTTCCAACAGCAGTATTGCCTGTGCTTGGATCTGTTTTGTCCTGTGCAGTAGCAACAACTACTAAAGGTACTGTACCTTGACCAGCTGATGCATACATTGATTCGTCAATGACTGAAACTGATACACCTGGTGATACTAAAGTTGGCATGTTTTATTCTCCCTACTGTACATAAGCACTATATTGTGCTTATATCTATTAATCTATATTGATATTTAGCCATTATTGATAAAAAATGGCTTAACTACGTTCCCTTTAAAGGTATTAAATAACTATAGTATGACCATGAAAAACGATTTAAAACATATTAGACCTTTATGCGTACACTGTAAAATTAGGCCAGCGGCTTTTAACTATAAACGCAATGATAAAATATATTATAGGAAAAAGTGTGATCAGTGTATAAAAACAGAAGCTGGGCAAAAAACAAAATACAACTATTCCTGGGTTAAAAGTGGTTATAGAAAGAAAAGTATATGTGAAAAGTGTGGTTTTAAATCTAAGCATCCATCACAAATGGATGTTTATCATATTGATGGTAATTTAAAAAATTCTAGTTGGGATAATTTAAAAACAATATGTGCTAACTGTAGTCGTATTAAAAGCATGGAAGAAATAGGATGGTCTCAAGGAGATTTACTACCAGATTAGTAAGTACAAGTTACTTTAGTTTCGGGTTGAATTTGGTCTTGTAAAGGTTTTTCAATATCAAAATCATTGTTTACTGTTGCAGACGGTTTAAACTCACAATCTGTAAGTGTTCCTGCACAGGCACTTAATATCAGTAAAAAACATAATAAAATTAATTTCATGCATGATATTTAGTATGGTAGCAGTGCCCGGATTTGAACCGAGATCAGCCAATTATCTGTTGCTACGGAGTATAAGCCCGCTGTTTTACCATTAAACTACACTGCTATAATTGGTGCCTCCAGCGAGACTCGAACTCGCACGACTGTAAGTGTCGACGGATTTTAAGTCCGTTGTGTCTACCAATTCCACCACAGAGGCATTCATACTAATCACATTTTAAAATCAAACGTTGATTGCAGATCTGTATTAGGTTTAAACTTTTTATCATGTTCAATGTCTTTATAAAAGTTATCTACTTTTTCTTGCTCATCAGCTGATAAAAAAGGTTGTCGATTAACTGCATCATACGATGGATATCCTTTTTCAAACACAGGTTCTCGTTTCTGTTTTTTATCGTCTGGTGCATATTCATTAAGTTCAAACACTTGACACATCATATCATCAAGATCATCAAATCTATGTTGATACAGTGTTTCTAACGCCATTAGAAAATTATCAAGTTCGTCCCATGTAAAATCTTTTTGATTGTAACGATCACGTAAGAGTCGAATATCTTCTAATACCCAACTGGCTCGCATAATTTTTTCTTCAAGATCAAAACGATCAGCCATTATTCTATACTCCTTATATTAAGTATACATTGTATTCTACCTATGTTTTAAGAAAATTTCGAAGTTCTTTCATACATAATCTGCTCAAGTCTTTAGTGTGATAAATTATATATTCTTTGGAAGTTGTGTTGTAAAAACCTATTTGGTCAACACGGCCGTCTTTTTTATTTTTATTGATACATGCCTCAATGTGCTGAGGCTTAGACTTCTTCACAAGGCCAAAAAATTCGCTAACGAATTGCTCTGACATTTTTTTGTTTCCTTCTGTCTGTAAATGGAAGTTTCTAAGTGTTTTATTATAGTACGATAGGTTAACTGTTCTGTCAACCTTTTTTGTGTGATTTTATTTTTTCAATAACTTGTTGAGTTTGCAAACGAAGATCTTCTATTGTAGAATTATTATGAATCTCAAAGTCAATTTTTTGATTTACCCAATCCCATTCACTTTGATGTATACCCATATCCGATAAACTACTTTGACTAAATTGATCACCTGACGCGGCTTCAACTGCCATCGAATACCAGTGAGGTTCTTTTCCTCTTTGTACTTTTACAATAAAACCACCAAGTGCTTTGATCAAGCCAACTTCGTTTTTAAAACGACAGTCACTGATAACTGTAGGTTTCATACCGCTGGCAACATATCTATTTTCCATACTGTAAAGCCAAATATTTGGATTAAAGCTGTCTCTAAAAACTTCAGTTCCAACTAATTGGAGTGCAAGTCTAGGGGTAAACTTTCTAAGACCCAATTTACTGCTCCACCATGGATCAATTGATTCTCTAAATGCTCTGCTTTGCGGTGAGTCACCTTCAAGCATATTACGAGGCCAGCCAAAAACATGTGCAACAGCATCTTTTAAAGGGTCGGCAAAAGACTCATGCTTATAACCGCTTTCTCTAAAAACTTCTGCTACAGTATCTTTGCCTGCACCTATGAAACCAACTATTCCTACAATCATAAGTTTATATTAACAGTAAATTTATATTTCGTCAAGAGATTTTTTAGATTTTATCCAATAACAAAAGTTAACGGATCTTCGCCAGTACCATAAGTTTCAATTTCTCTTTCAAGTTTTTCTATAGATGTTTGTGCTTCATTTTTTAAATCTGCACCATTTAATGAAACTCCTCCAGCGGCACCTGGTAGTGTACTGTATTTGCTGTATGCTTGGCCTAACATCATTTTACATTGTGCAAGAGCATAATCTCTTATCCAAGGTCTGCTGTATCTTTGATCAATCAAAGTTTCAACTGGTTTTTCCATATAAACTTGTAATAATACATTTTCTTTTTGTCTAGGTCTTCGCATTAATATTAGTTTATGCTTTTCTGTGACATATTTAAAGTTTAAATATCCACCAAATAGTCGTTTAACTGTTTCTTGGTATTGAGCAAAAGCGTCCCATGTTAGTAATCCGCCAATTCTTCCACCTTGTAAAAAGTAAAGATTAGTGTATGCTAGTTCAAATGGATCTAAATCTACTGAACTTGATGACCCTGCTACAGATCTTCTAAATATTTCTCTAACTTCAATTACTTCAGATGCAAGTGTATATTCTTGCACATCTGGCTGTAATTCTAAATGAATATACGCTTCTTCGGTGGAATTTGAACTTTTTTGCCTATATTTGTCAACTGCAAGATCAATAGCCTGATCATAGTGCTTTGGATCCAGCTCGACATCTACCATACCATCGCCCAAGATGTTACGAATATCTGTTATAAGCTCTTGTCTGTTTGTTTTCTTTGTTGCCATGTTAATACTATTTATATAAAGAGACAAATACAATAAATACTTTTACAAGGATTAGATATGCCAAGAATTAGCTTATGGAAACCAGATAAAGGTAACGACTACAAATTAATTGATCGTGTAGTAAAAGAACACCTGTATGCAGGCGGTACGGGGGTATTTGTACACAAATACCTAGGTCCCCACGTGAATACAGACAGTATTTCACATGATCAGCCAAAGAATAGCACAGTTGGACCTGCTAATATACAAGATTTATTGTTTTTAGAAAACCGTGATAGAAAATATGATACAGATGTATACGATTTGAGAGGAAGTTATTCTCTTAATGATCAAGATTTTGATTTAACACAATTTGGATTATTTCAAACCAGTGATGTAATTTATATCACGTTTCATTTAAACAGCATGATTGAAAGCCTTGGCAGAAAGATTATGCCAGGTGATGTTTTTGAATTACCACACTTACGAGATGATCTAAGATTAGAAGCGGCTATGATAACACTATCTAACAAGCCAACAAAAAAATTTAGAAAAGGGGAAACTATCACTGGCGGAACATCAGGTACAGTTGGTACTGTTATTGAATATAATCACAATGCTAAAACATTAAGAATTACAACAGATGGTTTGTTTAGTGTTAACGAAACTATTACTGGTGAAACAAGCACTGCAACAGAGACAGTATCTTCATTTACACCTTCACAGAACTTAGCTATTAATAAATTTTATGTTGTAGAAGATACTGCTAGAGGACAAGAAGGATACGACCCAGGATGGTGGCCGCATGTATGGAGATGCAAAGCAACTGCAATGCAAGATACACAAGAATTTAGAGATATACTTGGCAGTGGTGAAAACGCTGATGATTTAAAAAATATTATTTCAACTTACCAGTCAGAAATTAATATTAATGATGCTGTAATTAACGAAGCAGAAAGACATGTTCCAACAAAAGGAGTAGATGTTGGTCATTTATATGTGTCTAAGGAAGATATGCACAAAGTTAATCCAAAAGCACAAGACGGAACACCAGGTAAAACTATTTCAATTGCTCATACCGGAAACAGTTTTCCAAGTTCTTTGCAAGAAGGTGATTATGTTTTACGTACTGACTATCACCCAAGTAGATTATTTAGAAAAGAAGGATCAAGATTTATCAAAATTTCAGATAATTTAAGAGGTCTATATACATCAAGTAATAAGGGTCTTGATAGTTTTATTAACAATACTTCATCTTCATCAGTAACTGACGATGGACAAGAGAAACAGAATTTAAGTAAGGTGATACCACCCAAGGCGGATTAAAATGAAAACTATAAAACTAATTAACGAATATTTGTCATCTTGTTTGCAAGATGATAAGAAAAAAATGAAAATGACCTATAAAAAGATTTTAAAAAAATCTCTAAAAGGTAAAAATACACAGGTGGCTGATTAATATGGATTATTGGTACGATCAACAGATAAGAAGATATATCTTACAGTTTATCAGAATTTTTGATAATTTTTCTATTCAAGTTGGAAAAAAAGATAATTCTGATAGTGAATCTTTTATTAGAGTTCCAGTAAGATATGCTGATGCATCAAGAATGGTTTCGCATTTGCAAAGACATAATTCAGAAAATGTTATGAACTCAGCACCGTTTATGTCTGTTTACATTGCAAACTTACAACTTGCTAGAGATAGGTTGCAAGATCCTAGACTAGTAGATAAAGTACAAGTGTCAGAAAGAAAATATGATAGTGCTAATGAATCATACTTACATGAAATTGGTAACACTTATACTGTTGAACGATTTATGCCGGTGCCGTATAATTTAAACATGGCCATTGACATATGGTGTTCTAACACAGATCAAAAAATGCAACTGCTAGAACAGATTCTTACACTGTTTAATCCTGCTGTAGAACTGCAATCAAACGATAACCCTTTAGATTGGACTAATATTACTAACGTAGAATTGATTGATATCAATTGGAGTTCAAGAGCTGTTCCACAAGGAGTAGACACACAACTTGATGTTGCAACCTTAACTTTTAGTTTACCTATCTGGATTAACCCTCCAGCAAAAGTTAAAAAACAATCAATTATTAAACAGATTGTTGCAAGAGTAAACAGTACAGAATCAATTGATGATTTAGATTATGATCCTAGATTTATTGACTTCTTTGAGCAATTTCCAGGACAAATATCAACACAAATTATTACACCAGAAAATGCACAGATATCAATTAGTGGTAACGAGGTTACTTTATTAGGTGCCTACGGTGCTAATGAAAATGAAAGCTGGAAAGAA